GACGCATTTACTGGATATTCAGTATCCGCCGTTTCAAGTCCAGATTGGTCTGCATCTATCGACAGACAGAATCGTTTTGTGACCGCAAAACAAGACAACGCAAACAATACTGCATTCAGATATAATTCTGCAATTTCAACAACCGCACTACAAAATGGTAACAAAGTAATGTTGCCATATACTGAAGTTGCAGTTAGCACACTTACACAACCATATGCTTCTCGTCAGTTAAGACTTGCTGAAGAACTTAACTTCATTTGGACTGGAAGCATGTCGATTTATCCATTTGTGGATAACTGGGTAGAAACCACAAACGATCCAGAAAGAGCAATCATCTATGATGATACTGGAGAAGCAGATAACTGGGCAGCGTTAGTTGACGCATGGAACTCAGAAGTTGCTCCATTGAATCAATTTTTGACTGGACCTACTACTACAAATTTTGTTGCAGGCACAACTCAATCAACAATTTCTGGTAATTGGAGAGTCACATCTCAGTTGCAAAGAACTACTCAGTCTCTTGCACAACAGTTGGCTTCAGCGCAACAAGGCGCAACACAAACAATTTCTAGCGATAGAGTTGTTGATGTAATTGCATCTCTCTACATGAGAAGCAGAGATTTCATTATTCACGCAACAGGCTTGAAGAGTGAATCTAAGATTTACGCATTCTTTGATAACATTGACGTTACTGAACATTGCCAACAGATTCGTTTAACTGGCACTAAAACATTGTTGCAACTAGTCAATGAAAACTTCGACAATGATGGAACAATCAGCGGAGAAAACACCGATTGGATTAGCATCAAAGATGGTGCAACAGAAGACATGCGTGTTGAAAACAATGAAATTTATTTGTTGTTTACTGTTCCAGCAAACACATTCTTCGTTGGTCAAAGAGAATTTAGAGTAACAGACAGCCCAACAAACGCTGAAGGAACTACTCTAACTAGCGCAAGAAATTCAATCTTTGCACAAGCACTCACACAAGTTAAGAGTGCAATCACAATTAACAGCAGACCATTTGACGTAAGTTTCAATAGCGCAGATGCGATTCAGATTGTTGGAAGACAAACAATCAACGAACAAAGAGTTGAGATTGGTAGAGATTTTATTCCTCCACCACCTCCACCAAGAAACTGGGACCCATTGTCTCAGTCATTCTTTGTTGACTCAGAAACATATCCATCTGGATTCTATGTAACGTCTATTGACTTGTTCTTCAGAACTAAGTCTAGGGACAATACAAGAAACGTTAGCGTAGAAATTCGTGAAATGGTAAATGGTTATCCTGGCGCTAAAGTAATTGGCATTGGTGATAAAGCAATCGTCAACAATGCAAGCATTAACATTTCTGAAGACGCTACAAGTGCAACTAAATTCACATTCAAGAATCCAATTTATCTTGGACCTGGAAATGAATATGCATTCTGTATCAAGCCGGAAGCAAACGATCCAGACTTTGCTCTTTGGGTAGCAGAACTTGGTGAAGTAGACATTTCAGACGCAGAACGTGGAACAAGAATTGAATCTGCGTATGGTACTGGTGTTCTATTCACATCATCGAACGATAGAACTTGGACTGCTAAACAAAACTTAGATGTTAAGTTTACCATGAGAATTGCTAAGTTTGATACTACATCAAAGATTGCATATTGGAACAATATTCCAGTAGGTACATCATACACATATGATGCTCTACAAGCAATGATTTCTGATCAGATTCTTTCTGACACAAACATTCTGTATCAGATTAAAACAATCGATGAAAACAACGTTGTTGATTCTGATTGGACAGACATTAAGAACTACGAACGTCTAGTGCTTGCCGCTAGAAGAAAAATTGCAACAACAACTACAGAGACAACAAACAATATCAAGTCTCTACAGTTGAGAGCAACGCTGACAACAAACAATCAGTATGTAACACCATACGTTGATAATGAAAACATTCGCTTTGGATTCTCAAAGAACATTATTAACAATGCTACATATACTGACATTGCAGGCACAGTAACATTCAACAGCGGTTCAAATATCGTAGTTGGATCATCTACTGACTTTTCAAATACAGTATTTGCTGGTGAGTATGCATACTTTGGCGATGAATATCGTAGAATTCAGCAAATCAGCAACAATACATATCTGACAGTTGCGACAAACTTCACCACATCAGGTGCTGGTGAGACAATGCAGATTCGTAGAGAAGAAAACCCAAGCGGTCCATATTCTTCACAGTCTCGTTACATTACCCGTGTTGTAGAACTGAATGACGGATTTGAAGCAACTGACTTGGCGGTTTATTTAAACATCAATCGTCCAGCAGGAACTGGTATTAAAGTATACTGCAAACTTCTGAACGAAAACGACACCGACAGTTTCGATGATAAATTCTACACAGAAATGTCATTGGTTGGCGCAGAAACATTCACATCCGACAGAGAAGTGTTCAAAGAAGAGAAATATGTTGTTCCGTCAGTAGCAAAAACTGGCGGCTCACAATTACTTGCAGGTACAGTAAGCGTATCAACTGGCACAAGCGTGACAGGCACTTCAACACGATTCATCGAAGATTTGAAGATTGGTGATACCATTGCTGTTGGTACTGCTAGAACAGAAAGAGTTGTTGCGACAATTGCAAACAATGAATTCTTAACTGTCGAAAGTGGATTTGGTGGTTCTGCGTCAAGTCAAGAAATTTACAAGGTGTTAAATAACGAAGTTGCATACACAACACCTGATGGTAGAACATTCAACGGATACAAATACTTTGCCATCAAAGTCGTATTTACCTCAAGTAGTGCAAATATTGCTCCTAAGGTAAAAGATTTGAGGGCTATCGCACTTGCTTAAACATATGAATCCAACAAATAAACTTATTGTTTCGGAGCCAGTTAGGGGCTTTACAGAGAGAGACACTCACTCAAAGGCTATTTTGAACACGGATATTGATTCACTTTTGAAGTATAAGATTCAAAAGCGCAAGTTAATCGATATAAATAAGAATAGTTCAGAAATAGACGCGGTAAAGTCCGAAATCAATCAGATCAAGTGCGATCTAACAGAAATCAAAACCTTATTGCTAAAAATCACTAAAGAGAGAGAATAACCATGCCACAACAACAAATTGCGTTATCAAATACGTTCAACGAATTCAGATCAGCATATAATGATGCCGCTAATACTCTGGATCAAGTTCAAGGAACGTTAAACGGGATTACAACAACTGCGGTTGGAACAGTTTCTGCGGACTCTGTAACTGCAAATAATATTACCGGAAACACCTTAACAAACGGTAGAATTGCTTTAGTTGGTCCTGGAGGATTAATTAGGGATGACGAATCACTTACTTACAACGTAACGACAAACGTAGTCACCGCAAATAGTTTATCCGTCACAACATTAAATGCTGGAGCAACATCGTTGTCCAGCACACTTGCAGTTACTGGTGCCACCACTCTATCAAACAACACAACATTTGGTAGCGGCGCAAACGTTGCAACATACTTCTCATCAAACGGATATTTTGAAATATCAAAAGGCGTAAAGGCAACCGTTGACCTTCACGCAGACCAACACATTGGTGCTGGTGGTGAACTTTCAGTTTGGGTAGCCGCAAAAGGCGACAATCAAGATACTCACAAAGTATTTGCGATTGCGAATACTGATGCCGCTACTGATATGCTTGTTGTTAACACAAGTGATGGCGCAAACGCATATGGAGAATTTATTGCAATTCACCACAGCGGTAACACCGATCAGGGTTGGATTTCAATGGGTATCAACTCTTCCAACTATGCTGAAGGTGCTTATGGTATCACAAAAGCAGACGATGGATATATTCTTTATCAAGCACCACAAGGTACAACAGAATCTGGTGACCTTGTAATTGGTACAGGTGGTAACGGTGTCAGCAATAAGATTATCTTCTCTGCTGAAGGTTTCGATGATCCGGCAAATAACACTCAGATGGTTATTACTCCAGGTCAAAACATTCACATTGAAATTGATACACAATCTTCAAACACTACAACTGGTGCGTTGACTGTTAACGGTGGTATTGGTCTTGTTGGTAACTTGAACATTGGTGGTAACGTAGCAATTACAGGTACGATTACTCTTGGTGGTGGCGGTAACACAGTTTCTACATCATCATTACAAGTTGACAACCCAATTATTTTCTTGGGTTCTAACAACGCCGCAGACGTTCTTGACTTAGGTTTCGTAGGCACATATACATCAAGCGGTACAAAGTATACTGGTCTTGTTCGTGACGCTAACGATAGTGGTATCTACAAACTGTTCAATGGTATTTCAAACCTGCCATCTAATACAGTAAACTTTACTGGCGCTTCATACTCAACACTTCAAGTTGGTATTCTGAAAGCAGTTGATACTACTGCATCGTCAAGCACAACAACAGGTGCGTTGATTGTTTCTGGTGGTGCAGGTATTGCTGAAGATGTATACGCTGGCGGTGACATTTACGACTCTAAAGGTAACGTTCGTGAAGTTCCACAAAACGCAACAACAGGCACATATACTCTAGTTGCAGCCGATAGTGGTAAACATGTAACTGCTACAGGTAACGTAACTGTTCCACAAAATACTTTTACTGTTGGTCAAGCAATCACCATCTACAACAATTCAAGTTCCACAATCTCAATTCTACAGGGCGCAGGAACAACATTGAGACAGGCGGGAACCTCAAATACTGGAACTAGATCATTGTTACAATATGGTGTTTGCACAATTCTTTGTGTTGCATCTAACGTATTTGTAATCAATGGCGGCGGATTGACTTAATTTCTAAGTTAAATTGGATAGAAAAACTATAATTTTTAACTAAAAGGAATAAAACATGAGTGTAAGAAATATGTTAGTGGGTGCAGGTGGTGCTAGAAAACCAGATGCGCCGACAAGTGTAAGTGCATCATATTCTTCAGGAACGCAGGCTAGTGTTAGTTTTACTGCACCAGCAGACAATGGTTCTGCAATCACATCGTATACAGTCACTTCAAGTCCAGGAAGTATTACTGCATCAGGATCATCATCTCCAATTACAATTACTGGACTTTCTACAGGAACAACTTATACGTTTACTGTTACTGCTACAAATGCGGTTGGAACAAGTGATGCATCATCTCCGAGTAATTCTATTACTACTCAACAACCTCCAGGAAGTCAAACATACAATACTGCTAACTTTGCGGGAGAAGTTTTTCAGCCAGCCGGTTATTCCACAGTAACATTAGAATTGTGGGGAAGTGGCGCAGAAACAAATCGTTCTTCAGGATCAGGTTCAAAAACTACTAAAAATAATGTTCCCGTATCAGGTCTTTATGTTTATATACCACAAAGTTATCGCCTTGGAAATTCCACGCTAGGTGGATATAGTGGAGGACCTTTTGGTCCAGCAAGCACCGGTCCTTATCGAGGAGGCTATGGAGGATCAGCAACGGTTGCGGTTAGGTCAGGAACATATTATGTAGCCGCTGGTGGTGGAGGCGGCAATGGAAGAAGTAATGGTAACTATTACGCCTCTGAGGGTACTGTTCTTTGGGGACCTCCATCAGGAACTAATGGTGGAACTGGCCAGGATGGCGGATGTTATTACGGCGGCGGTGGCGGCGGCGGCGGTTCAACAGGCGGCTGGGGTGGCGCCAGAAATCAAGGTGGTAGTGCAGGAGTTAGTCAAAACTATGATAGTCTTACTACAGACGGCGGCGCAGGCCGCGGAACAACAGGTTATGCCAAAATAACTTGGAGTTAATTTTTTGAGGTGAATATATTATGTCAGTTTTAAAATGGATAAAAGTAATAGATGGGAAAAATTTAGGACCTGTTTATTTTTCTAATGAAAATGGAGTTCTAGATTTTGAAAATCAAATTTTTGATAAAGATACTCCCGATGAAATATTAATTAAACACAATCTTTACAAATTAAAAGAGTGTTTACCTCCAGAGAATGTTAGATATTTCATTTCTAAACCTCCAATTTATAGAATACTGCAAGACGGATCATTAACTGTAGTTGAGGAAGTTGAGTATCAAATTTTTAACATTGAAGATATCAAACACGAAAAAATTCAACAGTTATATTACGATAAAGATAGACTGTTAAAAGATGGAATTTGTTTTAAAAATAAAATATTTGATTTAAGATTCAGAAATCTTGCTCATTTATCAATAATTTCAACTCTAATATCATTTAAAAAATTTCCAAACAACTTTAAATGGTTTACAGTAGATGGTGAGTTAATTGATATGACAGAAAATGAAATGTTAGAATTGATTGAACTTGCCGCAGAAAAAATTATTGACATTGAAACTAGAGCCGCAAAAGTTTTAGATCAAATTAATGCAATAACTGATTTAGAAGAATTAAATAAATTTGAACCAAGAATAACATAAAATGTATTTTGATGAAAAACCTGAATTTTTAAATTCTGAAATAGTTGGCAGCACAAAATCAAATCTAGAATATAAACTGAAAAATATAGAAAAATTTAAAAAATACTTGAGAGGTAAAGTTCTAGATATTGGCTGTTGTGACGGACGATGGTCCGCTTGGGCATTAGATAATGGGGCAAAATTTGTTCATGGTATTGACAAAGAAATATCTTACATAAATAAATCAAATGAAATTTTTTCAAAATATTTTGACAAATCAAATTATAAATTTGAAGCAATAAATTGGAAAAATTTTAAATCAACTAAAAAATATGATTTGATTTTTTTATTTGGTATATTATACTACAATGATCAAGAAAAACTTATAGAAACTTGTAGTTCTTTATCAGATACGATCTTGGTAGATACAGTTTATTCCCAAGAAAAAAGAGAATCATTTTTAACAGAAGATCATATTGGACAAGATAGAGTTATGATAACTTTATCTAATGAAGAATTGTTTAAACTTTTTGAAAATTACAATTATAAAATTGAAATAATATCTTGTAATGAGAGAATTTTTTTTGTAGCAAATAGGTGATAAAACATTATGAAAATTGCGTTTCTTGCCGGACTGCCTAGATCAGGATCAACTTTACTTGCATCTTTACTTTCACAGCATCCAAAAATTAAAGTAAGTGAAGCGTCAACATTACTTCCCCTCATAAACACAGTAAGAGAGTTTTGGTCGACTGCACCAAGACACAATGCTGTTTCAAAACGAGACAGATTAGTTCCAGTTTTAAACTCAATAACCAAATCTTATCATTCAGAATTTGATGGAGTTGTTGTTGACAAGCATAGAGAATGGCCATTTTATTTGGACGTTGCAGATAAAATTTTTGGGTATTCACCAAAAACAATTATCACAGTAAGAAATCCATTAGAGTGTGCGGCATCGTTTGAACGACTAAAGCAAAAAGAACCTGAAGTATATTCTCAGGTAGAAAAACACACATACTCCACCAGATCAACAACTTATGACAGGGCAAATTCTATGTTTGCGCCTGATGGTAGTATAGGTTTGGCGTATTCTGCAATTTATGAAGCATCAATTGTTCAAGGTAGACACAAAGATATGTTGTTTGTAGATTATGATAAATTGTGTTTGCAACCTAAAAACGAAATGAATAGGGTGTTCAATTATCTCAATCTTGATTCTCATCAAATCTCCACAGAAAATTTAGACAACGCAGAAGAACAAAATGATGAATTCTACGGACTATATAAATTACATGAGATACAGAAGTCTGTCAGAAATACAAATAAAGATTTAGACAGGTTGCAAATTTTTGCCGATAGATTTCAAATAGAGGAGTTTTGGAAAGAATGGACATAATTGATAATAGTAGATACATAACAAAAATCGATATCAAACCCCTATTTGATTTTTGCGTTAGTCTGGAAGATGAAGATTGGGAAGAATTTACCTTTAGGCAAAATAATTTTAAAGCGCATTCATCAACAAAAACAGTTGCCGCAATTTTTCCAGACAGGTCTAATTTTCCTAATATGAAAAAAATGACATTCAAACACACCGAACAAATGATGACGTTGTTTGATCCTGCCATTCAAGCCGCAACAAATTTTTATAATGAAAAATTTGTAGTCACTACCGCAATGATTGTTCTTTTAATGCCAGATGAAAATGTTGAAGAACATTCTGATACTCATCCGTATTTTGGACTCACTCACAGATTTCATATATGCATACATGGTGATTATGATAATATGGATTTTTTAATTCGCGGCATGAAAGTTGATATGAATTTGGGTGATGTTATTGAAATAAATAATAGACTTCCTCACAAAGTTGTGTATCGAGGAAAAAAACCTAGACTAAACGCAATTTTTGATTTGCTTCCTGCATCTAAACTTTAAATGGAGATATAATATGGCTGTAAAAATTTTAATTATGGGACTTCCTGGATCAGGAAAAACATACTTTGCCGAAAGACTAAAATCATATTTGGAACTTAATAGCAACTTTAAAAATATGCCTTTGAACAAACTGGCGGAATATGAAATGCCGCCTTTATATTGGAGTGCTAAGGTCGAATGGTTTAATGCTGATGAAATACGAAAACGATATAACGATTGGGATTTTAGCAAAGACGGAAGAATTAGACAAAGTATAAGAATGGCCGACTTTGCTTTAAGATCAACTTCAGATTATGTGATTTGTGATTTTGTTGCTCCTCTACCAGAAATGCGTAATAATTTTAAAGCAGACTGGACTATCTGGATGGATACAATTGATCAGGGAAGATATGAAGATACCAATAAAGCATTTGTACCGCCAGAAATTTATGATTTCAGAATCAATGAACAGAATGCCGAGAAGTGGGTATCATTTGTTGGAGAGCATATTATTAATCAAAAACGAAGACCAGTTTTTGATTGGAAAAAAGAAACTGTTCAGATGTTAGGTCGTTGGCAACCATGGCATGAGGGTCATCGTGCATTATTTGAAAGATCAATTAAAAAGACTGGTCAGGTTGTAATTCAAATTAGAGATTGTCAAGGATGGCAAGGTAGTAATCCTTTTGAAATTGAAAAAGTCAAAAATTTTATTAAAAAAGACTTGGATATGCTTTATCAGGGACAATATGAAATACAAGTGGTCCCTAACATTGTAAACATCACATACGGCCGTGATGTTGGATATAAGATTGAACAGGAAACATTTGATGAAAAAACTCACTCTATTAGTGCCACAAAAATTCGCAAACAAATGGGTATTGAGTGAACAAGTATCACGTTAGATTCAATACTAAACATAATGGCAGTTCATTGGTTTGGCGTGTTTTTGAAAATGGTGTAGAACATTTGGCTTCAGATGTTCGCATTCTAGGCGAAACTTTTACCGAATGCACCGAAGAATATGGCGAAACCAAGTGGAACATTGCGTGTCGTGGTCGTATGTTATGGGTTGATAGTGTTGCTGTAATTGTGTCCGATAAAGACTGAAAGCAATGTTGCGAATAAAAAACCTCAAAACAAAGTTTCTTGAGGAAAAAAGGAAAGTTTAACTTTCCTTTTTTTTTATTTTCCACAAAATTATAAATAGAGGTGTTAAATTTAAAGGACCACATTCATGGCAAAACCAACCTCTAGAGAAGACTTCATTGAATACTGCCTAAAAAAGTTAGGCAAGCCTGTTCTTGAAATCAACGTTGACAATGATCAAGTTGAAGACAGAGTTGACGAAGCACTCGCATACTATCACGATTATCATTTTGATGGTTCCGAAAAAACTTATCTAATGTATCAGATTACTGAACAGGATCAAACAAACAAGTATCTGACAATACCTCAGAACATCATCGGCGTCACAAACATTTTTGACATTGGTGATTCTTACTCTACAAATAATCTTTTTAATCTAAGATATCAAATTTCATTGAATGATCTATATGCATTCAATTCGACAAGTTATGCGCCATACTATATGGCTCTACAAAACGTAGCACTTGCTGAAGAACTTTTTGTTGGCAAACAAGCAATCAGATACAATCGTCATATCAACAAACTTTACATTGACATGGCATGGCTAGAGAAAACAACTGTTGGCGAATACATCATTGTTGAAGCATATCAACTAGTTGATCCTGAAGTTTATACGGACGTTTGGACAGACCGCTGGTTGCAGAATTATGCAACACAATTGATCAAAAGACAATGGGGCGACAATCTGAAAAAATTCGAAGGCATGACAATGCCAGGTGGAGTTACATTCAACGGACAGAAAATTTGGGAAGAAGCAAACGAAGAAATTCGTAAGTTAGAGGAAGAAATGATCAACACTTATTCTCTTCCTGTTTCAGACATGATCGGCTAATCACATGGCAAGAAATCGTTATTTTAATCAGTATAATACCAATACTGAGCAAAATGTTTTAGAAGACTTAATCATTGAATCCATAAAGACATATGGCATTCAAGGCTACTACTTGCCTAGACAATTTCAAAATCTAGATCAGATTTATGGCGAAGATACTTTATCAAAATTTGAAGATGCAATTGAAATGGAATTATTTGTAAAGAGTTTTGACGGTTTTCAAGGACAAGAAGATTTCATTTCAAAGTTTGGTCTACAGATTGATGAATCAATTACGTTTGTAGTTTCTCAGAAAAGATTTGGACAGTCACTCAAAACATCTTTGTTGACAGAATATGGATATAACTTTATCAACGAAGATGGTGAACAACTTCTATATGATGTATCGGATGCATGGGATTATGCTTCAATCATTCGCCCTAGAGAAGGCGACTTGATTTGGATACCTATGATGAAATACATGTATGAAATTAAGTTTACTGAAAATATTGAAAACTTTTTCCAACTAGGTAAACTGTTCACATACGAATTGCGTTGCGACAGATTCGAATACTCTAGCGAAGAAATCAATACTGACGTTGGTGAGATTGATAGTGTTGAAGACCAATACAGTCTTTCTACTGCAAATCTTGAGAAGGCACTTCTTGAAGACGGCGATCTCATGCTCAACGAAGACGGCACATACTTTATCAATGAAGGTAATACAGTTATCACATACGATGCAACAGCAGACAACGAAGAGATTGGCGAGAAACTTATCGATGATGATATTCTCGACTTTACTGAAATGAATCCATTTGCACTTACAAGGGCTTACTAATTATGATGTTCGGTCACGATTATTATCACGGAACACTCAGACGTTTCGTAATTATGTTTGGTAATCTCTTCAATGAGATTCAAATTGAACGCTATGATGCAAATGGAAATGTTGCACAGACACTTAACGTCCCCATTGAATATGGCCCAAAGCAAAAATTCTATCAAAGAATTTACGGCGATCCTACTCTCAACAGAGAAATTGCTGTCACAAATCCTAGACTTGGATTTGAATTCCTATCAATGTCATATGCACCTAGCCGAAAATTGAATACTGCACATAAATTTGTCAAAGGACAAAACACAGGTGGCAATGATTTCAATTTTACATATGCGCCTGTACCATATGACATGCAGTTTCAGTTAAACGCATTCGTCAAAAATGCAGAAGACGGCACACAAATTGTAGAACAGATTGTGCCATTTTTCACACCAGACTGGACAGTTACAATGAAGATTCTGCCTGAGTTAGGCATTACAATGGATATTCCAATCGAACTTACAAATGTATCTTCTACCGATGAATGGGAAGGCGACTTTGATACTCGCAGAGTTTTGACTTGGCAGTTTGATTTTACGGTCAAAGGTTATCTATTTGGTCCTCTACAGAAATACAAATACATCGACAGAGCCGATGTTCGCACGAAAATCGAACAGGCGACAATCACGACTCAGACTTTTGAGGGTGATGCCGCATTCGAGATTACTGAAACTGTTACGGAGAATAATCATTTACTATGAAAAAGACAGTAGACGAAAAACTCAACGATATCTTTGATATCGTTCCAAGTGTTCAACAGGAAATTGTAACGAAAGAAGTTACGACTGTAACTAATGATGCTACAGTTGACGATGACTATGAGTATGCTCGAAAGAATCTACGCACATTAATTGACAATGGCAAAGACGCAATGGAAAATCTAACGTTCTTAGCAAAAGAAGGCGAATCACCAAGAGCGTATGAAGTTGTCGGACAATTAATTAAAACTTTAGCAGACACAAATAAAGACTTGTTAAATCTAGCAAAAGTAAAAAAAGATATTCAACAAAAGAAAGATGAAGAACAATTAAGTCCAACTCACGTAACGAATGCCCTATTCGTTGGAAGCACAGCAGAACTACAAAAATTAATATCTAAAAGATGAGTGTAAAACAATATCTAGGAAATACAAATCTAAAGGCAGCCGGAGTGCCACTTAATTTTACAAAAGAGCAGATTGAAGAATATCTGAAATGTGTAAACGATTTGATATACTTCATTGAAACTTATTGTAAAATTGTGACTCTGGACCATGGACTTCAGCCATTCAAACTTTACGAATGTCAGAAAACCAAAGTCAATGTGATTCACAACAATCGCAAAGTGATTCTGATGGAGGGTCGCCAACAGGGCAAGACTACCACATCTGCGGCGTATATCCTTTGGTATACCCTTTTTCAGGAAAGCAAGACAGTTGCAATTCTTGCAAATAAAGCATCGGCAGCTCGAGAAGTATTGTATCGTTATCAGATCATGTATGAAAATCTTCCAGTATGGCTACAACAAGGTGTAACAACATGGAACAAGGGTGACATTGCACTTGAAAACGGATCAATTGTCTTTACTGCGGCTACAAGCGCATCAGGTATTCGTGGTAAGTCCGTAAACTTGCTATACGTTGACGAAGCGGCTATCATTCCAAACAACATTGCTGAACAATTCTTCACCTCAGTCTATCCCACAATCTCTGCGGGCGAAACAACAAAAATTCTATTGTCTTCGACACCACTTGGGTACAATCATTTCTGGAAGTTCTGGAACGAAGCAGAACAAAATCTCAATGGATTTGTCAATATGTTTATTCCATATTGGGAAATTCCTGGACGCACTAAAGAATGGGCGGAAGAACAGCGCAGATTGCTTGGCGAAGTGAAATTTAATCAAGAAGTCTTGTGTAAATTCTTGGGATCAAGTCTTACTTTGGTTGCAGCCGATACAATTGCACAAATGTCACCAATTCCCACAATCTATAGCAAAGATGGGTTGGACATTTACGAGGTGGCGCAGAAGGATCACACTTATGTTATCGTAGCAGACACCGCAAAGGGTGTTGGTGGTGACTATTCCGCATTTCAAATTATTGATGCTACACAAATACCATACAAAATGGTAGGAAAATACAGAGATAACAAAATTAGTCCTCTACTTTACCCATCAATTATATACAAAGTTGCAAAAGATTTCAATGAAGCATATATTTTGGTTGAAATCAATACATCGGAACAGGTAGCAGAAATTCTTTATGGTGATTATGAATATGAAAATATTATATCTGTTACCAAAACCACTTTAGGTCAAGTTGTCAACGGAGGTTTTGGTGGGGGCAAAACCCAATTAGGAGTAATTACGGACAAAAAGGTGAAACGAATCGGTTGCTTCACCTTTAAATCTATGGTAGAAGAGAAGAAATTATTAATACATGATGCAGATACAATTTCAGAAATATCCACTTTCATTCAAAAAAAGAATTCTTACATGGCAGACGAAGGTTATCACGATGATCTAGTTATGCCTCTAGTTCTATTTTCATGGCTTACAACAAATTCATACTTCAAAGATTTAACAAATGTGAATTTGAGAAAAGAATTATATGAATCTCGCATCAAAATGATCGAGGAAGAAGTGACACCTTTTGGATTTATAAATAACGGCGATGACGAAAATGATCAAAAGATCGTAGACAGCACAGGACAAGTTTGGTATGAGGACAGATACAAATCTGATTTTTTATAAATAAAATGAAAATAACCGTATCAAACACATCATTATAAAAACAAGGAGAAATCAATGGCTATAAGTCTCATCTCACCTGGAATCAAGATCACAGAACAAGACCTTGTTTCCTCACAAGCCACCGTTGCAACAACAACTGGTGCATTTTCAGGACAATTCCGTTGGGGACCAATTGAGGAGGCAATTCCAGTTCAGTCTGAGGCTGATCTAGTAGAGCGATTCGGTAAACCAGACACAACAAACGCAGTTGATTTTCTTTCTGCGGCTAACTACCTTGGTTATTCATCGCCTCTTTATATTGTCCGTGTTGCTAACACTGGCACAGTATTGAACTCTACCGCTGAAGCAACCACAGGTTCAGGTACAGCAGGTACGGGCCAACTGATCAAAAATGAAGATGTGTACATCAACACAGCATCTTTCAACGTAGGTCCTTGGGTTGCTAGGTATGCTGGCGCACTTGGAAACTCTCTGAAAGTTTCTACTTGCCCAACTTCAGCCGCTTGGCAGTCAACCCTAACAGGAACATTCACAGTATCAGCAGGCGCAACCGCAGTTGTTGGTGCGGGTTCATTGGCTAACACACAATTGACAGTTGGCGATTTGTTTGTTTGCGAAGGTCGTGCAATTAAAGTTTCTGCTATCACTAATGCAACTCACTTCACACTTGCTTCTGCACACCTATCAGGTGCTTCGGCCGCATCAGCAGTTCGCCGTTGGGAATATTACAATGAATTTGATGGCGCACCAGGCACATCATTATATACTTCAACAAAAAATGGTACTGGTGATGAAATGCACATCGTTGTTGTTGATTATGACGGCGACATTACTGGTTCAGCAGATACAGTTCTTGAAAAATATGCGCTAGTATCTAAGGCATCTGATGCAAGAGCAGATAACGGCGGCACAAATTACTACAAAGATATTGTTAATAATAGTTCAACATATGTTTATTGGACAGATCACGACAATGCTGGAACAAATTGGGGTAATACAGCATCCGGCACAACATTCACATCCGTGACTATTCCAAAAAACTACACCCTTGCTGGTGGTTCCGATGGCGCAACACTTACAGATGGCGATAGAACAACAGGTTATCTGAAGTTTGATAACAAAGCAGATGTTCCATCTCCAATTATTGTTACTGGTCAAGCAAATGCTACAGTCGTTAATCGAATCATCGGTGACGTAGCAGAAGTTCGTAAAGATACAGTTGTTTGCATATCTCCACTAAGAGCAAACGTAGTAAACAACTCAGGCGCAGAAACAACTTCTATCTTGGCATGGGCAGACACAGTCACACGTTCTACATACGCAATCGCAGATAGCGGCTGGAAGTATCAGTACGATCGTTATAATGACAATTACGTCTATGTTCCTCTAAATGCGGACGTAGCAGGTTGCATCGGTAGAAACGATTCCGTTCGTGAGCCATGGCTGTCACCAGCAGGTTACACAAACGGCAATATTCAAAACCTAATTCGTCTTGCTTTCAATCCTAATCAGACTGAAAGAGATTTGCTTTACAAGGCAGCAGTCAATCCAGTTCTGACGCAAGTTGGTAAAGGTACAGTTCTGTTTGGTGATAAGACATTCACAGTTAAAAATACTTCATTGAATCGTATTAACGTTCGTAAGTTGTTCATCGAACTTCAAAATACAATTGGCAATGCGGCTGAGAACGTTCTGTTTGATCAAAACGATGAAATTACAAGAAACAACTTTGTTAACTTAGTTGTTCCTTATCTGCGTGGTGTTCAGGCTCGCCGTGGTATTACAGCATTTCGTGTTGTTTGCGATGAAAGCAACAATCCAGAATCAGTTGTAAATGCAAACGAATTTATATGCGACATTTTCGTTCAGCCAATCCGGTCTGTTAACTTCATTCAACTTAACTTTGTTTCTGTAAGAGGAACCGCAACATTTACTGAAATCGCCGGCTAAATAATAGAAACAGATTAAGGAGACAAAAAAATGTCAATTACAACAATATCAAGTCTCGCTACCGCTATTAAGACCGGTGCGCGTTCTAATCTGTTCCGAGTGACACCATCATTCGGAACAGCATTACAAACTGCTGGTAATGCGACAGACGAAAAATTTAGTTTTTTGTGCAAGGCGGCTCAATTGCCTGGCTCAACCGTGGGACTGATTGAAATTCCATTCATAGCAGGAAGAAGATACAAGGTTGCTGGTGACAGAACCTTTGCTGAATGGACAATCACCGTTCTTAACGATAAGAATCAAAAAGTTCGTCAATTAGTTGAAGACATTCAAAAGAAATACTCTGTTGTTAACTACGAAGAAACATTTTCTAGAAAAATTGATGATTCTTCATTAGGCACACAATATTCGACAATGCTTGTTAATCAATTAGACCAAGCAGGTAATGTAATTTACACATACAAACTAGAACATTGCTGGCCTAGTGATATTAGCACAATTGACTTGTCATATGATACAACAGACACCATTGAAGAATTTACTGTGACTTGGTCTTATGACTACTTCACAACAATAGAATAATGATAGGGGAAAGATATGGCAACAACAAATGATGGAATTTTTAGCATTTCAAAATTTAGACAGACGCTAGGCACTGGCGCTAGAGCAAACCTTTTCCGCTGTTTCATTACTGCACCTACAGGTTTACCTGATTCGGCAGGAATTTTCTCAGCTGAAAGCAAGTTTTCTTTCTTATGTCGCTCCGCAGCCATTCCGGCAATGTCTGTTGGCGTAATTGAAGTTCCGTTCAGAGGACGTAGAATTAAAGTTCCTGGTGATCGAACATTTGCAGACTGGACAGTAACCGTTATCAATGACGAAAAGCAAAATATGCGTAAAATCATGGATAACTGGATGAAGTATATCATTAATCCTGATGGTGAGTTGGCACTCAGAAATACCACAGACGAGTATCGTTCAACTATTCGGATTCAGCACTTCAGAAGCGATGGTTCAATTAGCAGAATTTATGCTTTATATAACGCATTTCCAACTGATGTTTCGGCAATTGATCTGTCCTATGACACAACTGATGCAGTTCAAGAATTTACAGTTACCTTCCAATACACTCATATGGATATGGGAAACACTACAGAAACAGGTGACGCAAGCGCGCCGGCAACACTTATAGTATAAATTGGCTTAAACGCAATCACATAAATAGTTGCGTAATAGTCAAACAAACACAAATGGGGGCTATTACGCCCTCATTTTTTTAGGAAGATAACATGGCGATAAAATTATTTGGATATAAAATTGGTAAAGAAGAAGACTTACCAGATATAAAGTCTTTTGTAGCACCTAAAGAAGATGCTGGTGCCGTAGCAGTATCAGGCGGTGGTGTATACGGAATCTATACTGATCTTGAAGGCACGGTTCGTAATGATGCAGACTTAATCAAGCGATATAGAGATATGGCAAATCAGCCCGAATGTGATGCGGCGATTGAAGACATTGTAAATGAATCTCTTGTTTTTGACGAAGGCAATTATCCAGTTCAAATTATTTTAGATAAGCTAAAGCAGCCAGAATCGATCAAAAAGAAAGTTCGTGAAGAATATTATCATATTATGAAATTGCTTGATTTTAACAATCAAGGATATGACATTTTTAGACGATGGTACATTGACGGAAGACTTTATTATCATATGATGATTGATGAAAAAAATCCTCGACATGGACTTAAAGAAGTGCGATACATTGATCCTCGCAAGATTCGTAAGATTAAAGAAGTCAAAAGATCAAAGCCGCAATTAACGAATCGACCAGATGTTCCTGAAATGAATGAGTATTTCATTTACTCAAATAAAGGATTTAGTAACGATACTAATCATAGCATTAAAATTGCGACCGATTCTATCTGCTATGTTCATTCTGGCATTACAGATAAAGATGGTAGAATGGTTATCTCTCATCTGCACAAAGCAATTAAAACTCTGAATCAGTTGCGTATGCTTGAAGATGCAACTGTAATTTATCGAATCTCTCGTGCGCCAGAACGAAGAATTTTTTATATCGATGTTGGTAATCTGCCAAAAATGAAAGCCGAACAATATTTGCGAGAAATCATGCAAAAGTATAAAAATAAACTCGTGTATGATGCACAGTCAGGTGAGATTCGTGACGATAGACGATATCAAACAATGTTAGAAGACTTTTGGCTGCCCAGAAGAGAAGGTGGCAAGGGAACTGAAATCACAACACTGCAAGGCGGCCAAAATTTAGGTGAAATTGATGATGTTTTATACTTTCAGAAAAAATTATATAAATCTCTGAATGTTCCAGTTTCTCGATTGGAGTCTGATACTGGATTTTCTCTAGGTCGCGCATCAGAAATTACTAGAGATGAGCTAAAGTTTTCTAAATTTATTCGGCGTTTGCGTTTGAGATTTTCTCATTTGTTTGATCGTTTACTTGAAACACAATTGTTGTTAAAAGGCATCTGTACTCGTGCAGAATGGAACATGATAAAAGAAGAAATCTCCTATGATTTTATTAATGATATGTATTTTTCCGAGTTAAAACAAACCGAAATTTTGAAAGAACGTATAGGCATGTTGAGTGATGTTGACAGCTATGTTGGCAAATATTTTTCTTCAACTTGGATTCGTAAAAATGTTTTACGTCAGACTGAAAATGATATCGAGCAAATTGATAACGAAATGAAAGAGGAATCTTCTGACGTTGATAATGAATCTGAAATTGCACAAATTCCTCAACAACAGGCATCATTTGAAGAACATCTTCCGCAAGAAGCAATAATCAATGTAAAAAAAGAAGAAAAAGAATCAATTGTTTCTGATACCGATCAAATAGAATTGGCCAAATCAATGACTAAATTCTTTGACACATTAGTTGAAGAGGCAAAGGGTGACAAAGAATAAAGATAATTTAACTATCGATCAAGCAATTTCTGTAGCAACTTCAGTTGCATATACTAAAAAAGAAATAGCAAAACTTAGAGAAGAATTAAAGTCTGCAGAAAAAATAGTTGAGATCGTTCAAGGTCCACCGGGGACACAAGGCCCTGTTGGGCCCAGAGGTATTATGGGTATACAGGGCCCTCAAGGACCTCAAGGACCAAAGGGTAATATTGGAGAGCAAGGAGAGCAAGGAGAGCAAGGACCAAAAGGTGAGCAAGGTCTGCAAGGAATTCCTGGAGAAATTGGTCCTATCGGAGAAACAGGAATAAGAGGTCCTAAAGGTGACAAAGGCGACAAAGGCGACAAAGGCGATAAGGGAGATGCCGGTGAAGTTGGAGCAATAGGTTCTAAAGGATCTCAAGGCGACAAGGGAGATAAAGGCGATAAGGGAGATAAAGGCGATAAAGGCGATAAAGGAGACCGAGGCGATAAAGGTGATTCTGGAAAAAATGGTCTAGATGGAGAAGTGGGGCCGGCCGGTCCAGTTGGTCCAATAGGAAAACAAGGACCTCAAGGTCCTCAAGGGCCGAAAGGAGATACTGGAGAGCAAGGACCGCAGGGAATTCAAGGTCTTCCGGGTAAGGACGGTGACAGTAAACAAGTAGAACAAAAATTTGAAAAGTTCAAGTCTGTTTTAGAAAATGATCTAAGTCAATACAAGAATAAACTCAACGCACTTGTATCAAGTTCACTAGCAAACGATGCATGGAAATTATCTGGTGGCGGTGAAGTCAATCTAAGATATCTAGACGACATTGATCGAAATAGTATTCAAGATGGTTATGTTTTAAGTTATGATGAAATAACACAAAAATTTGTTTTTGTCTCACCAACAGCAGGCTCTTTTACTCCTACAGATGTAAAACAAATTTTTGCCGAAGTTAAAAATGCAGAATCAATAACAATTACTAAAGGACAAGCAGTTTATCTTTATGCTGCTACTGGTAATCGAGCATCAGTTAAACTTGCATATAGTGTGGGCGATTCAACTTCTGCAAAAACACTAGGACTTGTTTATAGTTCAAGCATTACGCCGGGCGGCACAGGTTTGATTATTACTCAGGGTGTATTAACCGGCATCAATACGTCGCAGTATCAAGAAGGCAATACGTTATATCTTGCTAATACTCCTGGCCAGTTAACTGCAATTAAACCTTATGCACCGAACCGGTTAGTTTACATCGGAGTAGTTGAAAACACAAATCAAGGACAAGGACAGATTTATGTTCGTCTCCAAAATGGATATGAATTAAATGAAATACATGATGTAAACATTAATCATACTGTTCCGCTGTCAAATGCTGATATTTTAGTTTATAATTCTTCATATGGTGTATGGGAAAATAGACCAATAAATTATCTTGGATTATCAACTTCAGATACATTAGCAAGAACAACTGCTAATTCGGCATACACACAAGCAAATAATGCAACATCATTAGCATCCAGTGCATTTCATCAAGCCAACACAGCCACAACATTAGCCCAATTAGCATATGATGCTGCTAATACTGCCTCACCTCCTGTTACACAAGATTCTCTAAATTTATTATTCAATAACGCGTCTGCAATTCAATATAAGATTGTTACTATGAATTCAAATGCACAAACTATTCTTGCTACTGCAACAGATATTAATCAAATTGATAAAATTATTGGTGTTTTAGACGATGGAGGAGAAACTGTTTCTTTAGGACTATTAGAAAATCAGGCGTGGGCATGGACACCAGATCAATCGTTGTTTCTTGGTTCAAATGGAAATATAGTAACAACTTCTACTATAGATGGTGCGGCATTTTCTTTAAAAATTGGCTATGCAATAACGTCTACAAAAATTTTTATTAAAATTGGAACACCAATTTTATTATAAATAGTATTGTTCAAAAATAAGGAGCAACTTCAATGGCAAACGTATTATATCCAAAAGCAAAAGAAGCATTTTTAAACGGTGCAATTAACATGTCAAGCAATACAATTGTTATTGCATTAGTTGACACTGCAACATATTCTTTTAGCACCTCACATCAACATCGTAGTGATGTATCAAATTCTGCGGTAATTGCAACAACCACATTATCAAATAAAACAACTACGAATGGCGTATTTGATGCTAATGATGCAACATTTAGTTCCGTTACCGGAGCAAACTGTGAAGCACTTTTAATATTCCAAGACACCGGAACGCAAAATACTTCTCAGTTAATTGCATATATTGACAGCGCAACCGGATTGCCAATTCTTCCTAACGGCGGTGATATTACTGTAGCATTTTCTGGTGGAGCAAATAAGATATTTTCGCTTTAATTTCATTTTAATTAGAAAGAAACTTCGATATGACTACCCAAAGAATTGGGTTAGAAGCAATTTTAAGTGATGTAGAATTTACGCAGATACAAATATATGCAAATTCTACATTTTTAGACGCGCCTTTTGATGATTCAATTTATTCTACTATTGCATTTGATCAATCTAAGTTAAATTCTTTAATTGTTCAAATTCCTATACTTTTTGCCAATTTAGAAATTAGTGTTTTAAGTTCATCTACCTTACTAACAAATCAAACTTATCAGTTTAATCAAGAAATACCTTCTTTTGTTGAATTTGGTTCTTCACAATTAAACTTTATTATATATCCAGATTCAATAGAATCTACTGCAAATCTTATTGCAGAGGTAAGTCCTCCTTTATTAATATATCCTGAAACAATTTATTTTGACGATATATTAAATGAATATTATGCAGTTGCCATTGAAACGTATTCGTCAAATACTCTTGAAGAATTTTTAACTGCAACATCTTCAAGTATACAATCATCAATATCTTTTGATGAAAACATTGTTGTTAGAATCGTTCCAATTTTAAATTCAATAGATTCGGCTTTAACTTTTGGAACTCATCAATTAAATTACATTATAAATGCAAGTTCTATTGAATCTACAGAAGTTATTGGAAACATAACTCAATTGAAAATGGAAATTACTGATATTCCATTTCCATCAATTGATTCAACAGTAATATTCGGAACACATCAATTCAATTTAAATTTAAATCCGTCTTCAATTGAAAATCAAACAATAGTATCTGAAGATGGACAATTAAATCAAAATATTGAATTGGGCGTATGGACTTCATCTTTATCGCTTAATAATTCAATTCAATTGAAAATGGAAATTACTGATGTTCCATTTCCATCAATTGAATCGAATATTACAATTCCAAATCCTGTAATGAAACTTTTTATAGGTCCATTAGGAATAGGATCTACAGAAAATTTTGGTACCGCCAATTTTATTGATAATATTCATCGTTTGTTGGTTTTTAAAGACGATAACATTTCTAAAGTAGGAACAAATGATGCAGTTATAATTGCTGGTGGAATTAGATTAAATCCATCTTCTACTATACATGTAAGCGAACAATTACCAGAAGTTCCGATTGGATTTTTATCGATAAATATTAATGGCACAGATTACAAAATTCCATATTATGACACTTGAAAATCAATATTATATAAATAAATGAAATTAATTAGGAGATATACACTATGGAAAATATTCAACTAGCAATTGTGAGTGCTGCAGAATCAAAGCCTTTAGAATTTAAAAATTATATTTATTCTGCACTACAATCAAAAGTTTATGATGCATTACAAACAAAAAAAATTGAAATTGCAGGTTCAATCTTTAGGGACAATGAAACAAAAGAAACAGCAGAAGTAGAATTTCAAACAAGCATAGAAGGAAACATAGATGAAGAGCTTTAAAGCATTCATACAACTTGACGAATTAGAAGCTATTAAACTTAAGGCCAAAAAAGAACAAGAATTCGTTAAGTCAACTTACTTGGCGCAGACCAAAGATCCGGACGATTTGGAAAAAGTTGGCCCAAAAGAAGTTGGTTCAAAAGACCTCAAATTAGGACAAGGAAAGCGTCTGGCCGATAGACTTGACAATAAACAATCTTTTGGTGAAGAAAATAAAATGAAAACATATCGCACAATGAAAAAATCAATGAAAGAAGCAGAATTTACAAAACAACAAACTAAGATGGCACACACCATCGGCAAAGAGTTTGAAAAGAAAGGTGTTGGAGATGACTCCAAGGGCGGTCCATACGCAATTGCTTCATCAATGGTAAGAGATAACCCAGACGCGGCTCAGAAAGCATACAATACAATCAAATTGAAAATGAAAGAAGATGCTGATACTGAAATTCTTTTTAAGTTATTTAAAGATTTGAATGAAGATAATCAAGAATTTTTTATGATCAAATTAGAAGAAAATGCAGATGATCTTTTATCATTTGCACGAAAAATGGTAAATCAAAATGGCTGATACAGTAACTTCACAAATACTCAGAGATACCGCGTCACATTGGGCAGTAAAACTTATAAATGTATCCGATGGCACTGGAGAAACTGATGTTGTAAAAGTTTCTGCAAATACATTAGTTGCAAGCGATGGCGGCGGTACACAACGGCTAACCATCAATAAGATATTTTGGTCAATCGGATCAGGAACTTCAGCAACAATATCTCCTCGAATCACCTTAAAATGGAGAGGAACATCAAACACAACAATTGTAACTTTGGCCGATTCGGGGTTTTGGGATTTAACAACAGCAGGACAATGTCCTCTTACGAATAATGCTGGTGCTGGCGCAAATGGAGATATTTTATTGTCTACCTCTGGTTTCACTACAAATGCAGCATATACTGTAATTATAGAAGGCAAAAAGACTGCAGGATATACTAGCAGAGAAACAACTGATGATGGTGTTGCTCCGTAATCTATATGTTATCCTTTAATGAATTTATTTACAGGCCTGAGGTTGGCGAAGCAAATATTGCCAAAGTTAATCGCATTCGTGCAGGTAAAGTTCAAAGAAGAAAAATTGTTTCTTTACGGCCCGGATATAAAGTTCAAGACGGAAAGTTAGTGCGTATGACTTCTCAAGAGAGAATGCATCGCAAGATGGCACAAAGAAAAGCAGCAAGAAAAAGAAAATCATTGATGTCACGCATTCTTAAAAAAAGAGCAATGTCATTAAGAAAAAGAAAATCTGCGGGGTTCAAATGAAATTAATCACAGAAATTATTGAACAAATTAATATTATTGCCGAAGAGACCGAAGGTGGCAAGAAACAATTCTTCATTGAAGGACCCTTCATGCAAGCCGAACAAAAGAACCGTAATGGTCGCGTTTATCCTATTGAAATTCTTCAAAAAGAAGCAAATAGATATATTACAGAATATGTAAACAAAAACCGAGCATATGGCGAATTGGGTCATCCTGAAGGTCCAATCATTAATCTTGAAAGAGTATCACACATGATTAAAGAGTTGCGTCAAGACGGCAACGACTTTATGGGTAAAGCAAAAATTATGGATACACCTTATGGTACTATTGTTAAAAATCTCATGGTTGAAGGCGCATGTTTAGGTGTTTCTACACGAGGTATGGGAACACTTGAAGAGAAAGACGGAGTTAAATATGTTAAAGATGATTTTTATCTTGCCACAGCAGCAGATATTGTTGCGGATCCTTCCGCACCAGATGCTTTTGTGAGAGGCATCATGGAAAATAAAGAGTGGGTTTGGGATAACGGAATTATAAAAGAAGTACAAATTGCACAATATATGAATACAATTAAAAAATCTTCAAAACGTGATTTAGAAGAAAATATGTTGCGTACCTTTAATGATTTTCTTTCTAAACTGTAATTTTTTATAAATAAGGTAAAGTAAATCTTTAAATACGCATAAGGAGAAAGTATTATGGCTGACAAATTTAAACAAGAAGAAAGCATCGAAAATAACGATGGACTTCATTTTGAAGAAATCAAAGAAATTAATGTATCAGAAGACATTGATGCGATTTTTTCTGATGAAAATCTTTCTGAAGAATTTAAAGCAAACGCCAAAGCAATTTTTGAAGCTGCGGTTATTACTAAAGTTAATGAGCAAATTAACAAGATTGATAAAGAATATGCTTCAAAGCTTGAAGAAGAAATTAATGTAATTAATGAAACCATTGTTGCAAAAGTTGATGAATATCTTGAATATGTTGTTGGTGAATGGATGGAAGAAAATCAGTTATCAATTGAATCCGGC